ACTACATCAGGGTCATTTGTTGCTGGCAAGGTAACTGAGAAAGAACCACTTACGAGAGGTACGACTACAACCGATGGTGCAACCATTTGGTCATCTGTTCCATTACGCAAAACATCTGAAATGCCAAAGCGAATCTGTCCAGCAATAGGAGTGCCTTCATAATCAACATAAGTTCCAGTAATTTGAACTGTGGTTAAATTTGGTCCGAGTGCCATCAAGCACCAACCAAAAATAGAATGTCAAACTTTTGAGCAAGAGCGGACTCAGCCGTATTCTTTGAAGTCAAAGCAGAAGTTTGAGCGGTATTAAGAGCGTTTGCATTTGTTTGAGCGCCATTTGTCGCATCTTCTAATTCCGTTAAAAGCGCACTCGCTGCTGTTAATTCGGCTATCGGTACATACGGTTCAGCCATCTTAGACCCCCATAAATAGAAGAGATTTAACGGTGAATGATTCCAACTCATTAGCCGCATTTGTCGCGGCTGTTGCGTACACCTGAGCGTTGGCTTCGTAATCCTCTGCATCTACCACAATCACACGGATGCCCTCTGCGGTGGTGTAACGAGTCAATAGAGCCTGATACTGGTCAGTAGTGACATAAGAGGCAGCGGTAGCGCTATCGACTGCTGGAAGCAGGTCTGCAAGGTTCTGTGTGGTGTTTGCAACTGAGAGGGGAAGTGCGATTTGGAACTCGCGCCCGCCTGAAAAGTTCTCTGTAAGGTCATAGATAAATGGCTGTGGAGCCACATCTGTGTCACTTGTAACAGGCAAGGTAATGCTAAAGGAGCCAGTCGCATCTAAAGTTTTAACGATGCTAGTTGGCATGATAATAATGTTTTGGGTTGTCTCTTTTAAGATTGTTTGTGGAACAAAAGTTAATGAACCGCGAACTGGGTTGCCAATTAAATCAACATAGGTGCCAACAATTGTGGCTGTTGAAAGAGATGTTGGCAACGCCATGATTAAACTCCTTGGCGCAAGATATTAACGGTCAAGGTGCTTGATGCAACTACGCCGTAAAGTTCTTCTCCATTTTGTAGGTCTACTGACATGTCTGAACTTGTCCCAAGGGCATAGCCATAACTTGTTGTAGTCACTCCAGCGCCACCGATGTAGACAGTCACAGTTGTCGATGGGTTTTGAACAGAAACGGTCTGACCATCTTTTCCTGCGTATTGTGAAGAAAGTAGTGTGGCTGTTGTGCCAACAGAGACTCTTTCGTGTGCTAATGCCATTAAAACTCCTTAGAGAAAGATAGGGGACGACTCATTGTAGCGAATCGTCCCCTCCTACTTATTCGGCTTCTTTTGCCTTTTTCTTTGTTTCTTTAGGTTTTACTTCTTCATCAACAGGAAGGGCTACAACATCAACTGGAAGCGCTACAGGCTTTACAGCCTTTGGAGCCTCTTCTTCAATTAACTTGATGTAGCGACCTGAAACGAGATTTCTTGTATGACGCCATCCTGAGACATCAACGATGTCGCCAGGATTAAGAGTCTTACCGTCAGAAATCATTACCTTCAGAATTGTGGCTTTCATTTTACGCCGTTGTATCAATCCAGCAATATGAGAAGGTTGCTGACGCTTGGTCAATCGCTCCTGCTGTTGGGTTGTAGATGTAGATAGTTACTGTGTCGTCTGCTGTTACCGCAGCACCAGCAAAAATTAAATCATCATTAAGAGTTGCAGGTGGATTTACAATAATGATGTCTGTTGTCTTAGCACCAGTTAATGTAAATGTTGTTGCACCTCGGGTTGTTGCATTGAGGTTAGCAGGGTCGATTGCTACTGTGCCGAACTCAATACCGTAAACAGTATCGTTGTCGCCAATTTGTAGTGCGCCGACTGCCGCTTCACCGCGAGTAAGTCTATTTACCTGTGGCATTTATTTTCCTTTTCTAAAATTAGATTTAGTAAGTAAGAAAGGGAGAGCCAATTAAGACTCCCCCTTTCTATTAACTTAATTAAGCGACGATTGTAGACCAGAAGTAACCAAGGTCAGCCGCGATAACCTTGTTATCGAAAGCCATTTCTGCTTCGATACGGTCTGACTTGATTGATTCCATACGGAACTGTGAAGTACCGATTGTCTGTCCAAGTCCGCCTGATACGCCAGTCCATGAGAATGTGTATCCAGCAGAAGGAGTCATTAGTCCTGGATTTGGAGCAACATGTGTTAGTAGAGCGCCCTTGCCATAAGCAAATGAGTAAGCCTCTGCTGCACCTTCGTTGTTCGTTGCCTTGACTGCCTTTGCAACCATAACGCGAGGAATGTCAAACATTGCTGCCAACATGTCGGTTGTGATTGTCTGTGAAGATGTGTACTTGATACGGTCTACCAAGTCAGGGTGATTCTTCAACTGACGGAATGTTTCGTAGCCAAGAACAAGTGTGTTGGCTTCCATTCCTGTGTTACCAAGAATCTCAGACTTTCCAGCCTCGATGTCATTGATTGGGTCTGAAGATGTGTAATCTGACCATTGCTTTGTCTGACCTGAAGATGGAGTACCAGCAACACCAGTTACATCGTCTGCCCATACACCTGTTGTGAAGAAATCAGAAACAAACTGAAGTTCCTTACGGAGCATTAGACGGCGAGTAACGAACTCTGTTGCCTCACGAAGAGGGTTCAAAGGAGCGTCAGCGTTTGCAGTAGTTTGGTCATCAACATCCTTATGGAAAGCCCATACATCTGCTGAATATGTACCTGTTGAAAGGTTGTAACCTCCACCAGCAGATTCAGTTCCAGGCGCACGGCGTTGAGCCTCATCGCGGAACCAATCGTTCTTGGTGTAAGTGAAATACTTGTCAGACTTCTTATCCACAGGAATTACTGGGAATACCTTGTCTGCAATGAAGTTGTCCTGGTTTTGTAGGTATGCAACTGAGATGTTAGTCAGAATTGCATCAACATGGACGGAGTTAATATGTGGCTGTGGCATGTCTTATTCCCCCTTATGCCGCACGGTGCGGAGTCGCACAGTTGATTACGGCTGTGACGATGTTTGCATCGGCAGCAGATTCGGTTAGGAGTGTGCCAACGACATACTTGGTTGTATCTGTACCAGCAACTAAAGCAACTGCCTTACCTGCTGAAGATGTACCAATTTGTGCGCCTTCTGCAATTGCTGCACCAGCGACAATCTTTGTTCCACCAATGACTAGAACTTCTGCTTCTTGTCCTGATGTTGGAGCGTTCTGTAGGACACCGATAACAATGTCAGTTGCCGCTGCTGCTGCTACTGCCTGTCCTGATGAATCCAACTTAACGAATGTGTACTGCTTTGTGGAAAGGTCGGCACCTGCAACGAGGGAGACCTTTACCGAGTAATTACTGATTTCGTATGCCATGGTTATGCACCCTTTTCGGATAGGTATTGGCTGTAAAGGTCAGGGTTCTTTGTTGCAACATCAGCGAGCGCTTGCTCGAATGACTTTGCTACACCCTCTTCAACGGCAGACTTAGCAAGCGTAGTCATACGCTCATAAGCATTGCCTGATTTGAAGTCCGCGGATTTGCCGATTTCCGCAAAAATTGCTGCTGATTCAGCCTGTGCATTAACAGATGCAAGTAGTTCTTCAACTGACTTTGCTAGGTCTGCGTCTACATTTGATAGACGGCGAAGTGCTGGACCAACTTTTTCTGCATCGAGATTGAGGTTTGCCCAACCCTTTGCCTTTTCAACTGCCTCTGCATCAGCGCGAGCATCGCGTTCCTTCTTCAGTTCTGCGGTTGCTTCTTCTGCTTGCTTGCGGAAGTTCTCAATCATTTTGACGACTGACTCAGGAGCAGACTTCATATAGTCCTCATCCTCGGTCTCTTCTGATTTTGGCTCTTCCTCTTTCGCCATTTCCTTTTCGGAAAGTTTGGCTTCGAGTTCAGCGATTTTAGCCATCGCATCTTCAAGAGTCATTTCAGCCTTTGCGACCTGCTCATCAGTAGCCGTGGTTGTTGTATCCTCCATTATGGAGTCCTCCTCGGTGAGCGATTCGTCTAATACCCTCTGAACTTCAGATTCTTCGGCAGACTTCATTACAAGCCAGCCTTCGTGTAGATGAGCGGGATGGTCTACCCCGCTAGTTTCCTCAATGGATAAATTCACCATTTTGCGAGTACGACCAGCCAATGTGACTCCTAACGAAATAGAGATAGCCTCTTAGCAACACGCTAACAAACTAACTCGGGTCTAAACATACGAAGAATACCATATGCGTAATTTGACCCTTTTGTTAGTTTATTAAAACCCTCGTTTTGGCAAGAGCCTCGGGCAAGTTTGGACAAATCCACATTGAGAAGGGATTGTCGTTTGCCCAAAAACGCGCTGTCCTGAAATGAAAGTCATCATCATCCATTTTGCTCCACACAAAAAAGGCTTGGGAGTCGTTAGGTAAATCAATTTGAATTCCTGCATAGCCAGGGGGCGTAGTGACCTTGTTCGCCTTGAGATTCATTGAACTCAGAATCTCAATTGTGCTATCGATGATTGTTTTCATCGCTTGTTTCTAGCAGGTGGGCGAAGAATGTCCATGTCATCCATCCACCTTGGGTCATCGGCATTGTTGTCGAACTCTCCGTCGTTATCGCTGTCCTCATAACTAATCTTAGGTTTTTTATTCCTATAGTTTTTTGGCTCAGAACTATCTTCACCCTCAGAGTCATCGGTGTCGTATTTTCCACCGTGACTTTGTTGGTCGTGCTGAGCGCCTAGATGTTTGTCTAGGCTTAGGCTTTTTTTAGTGTTGAAACCTTATGTCCAACTTTTGTATCAGTTGGCTTACCATCACGGTACAACTGAATCAAGGCTGCTGGGTCATCCTCTGTTCCCTC